ACCTGGACCGGCTGGCGCTGGACCGAGAACGGCCGTTACCTGGTTTCGCCCGACGGCGACCACATGACCGCCGAGCGGCTGCGCGGTCTGGCGTGGCGCGATGCTATGGAGCTGCGCCGCGCCGGCTATGCGTCCAGGCGCAAGGCTGAGGCCGGCACTCGCGCACGGCAGTATGGCGCAAAGGTCAAAGTGGTCATTGTGGAGCTCGACGACTGGCGGGACCGCCACTTCGGCCGCGCCGGCTGAAAAACGGGTTCGCACGAGGGAGTGGCGCGAGGTTCGCCGCGGCAAAGCCGGTGGACCGGGATCAGCTGGGGCCGAGGCCGCCCAGGCGCGGGTGAGGCGTTTTCCGTGGGGCTCTGCCCCACCCCACGGCTACAATGCGCCCAGGACGACGCACAGGGGGATTCATGGAACGAAAGCGACCGGAGTACCTGCCACCCATCAAGCCGCGCGGCTGGAGCTTCCCTTGGATGCTTATAAGTAACGCGTTGCTAAAGTGTCGTTGTCGGCGGCGTGTACCCGCTAATCGTCCTGGCCGGGTTCTGCGGAAACACATCGGCACGCTGCCCAGGCGTGTAGCCGACAACTGCAGAAGGCGGCGCCGCCGCGGCAGCGGCATCGACAGCCGGCACGGCCGGCATCGCACCAGGCTGCGCCACGGGCATCTTGTACGGGTTATAGGGCTGCCCATGGCGTGCGACGGTGCGGCACTCCGGCTGGCTGATTTCGTAACGCGTGCCCTGCTCTGTCAGGCACGTGCAGCTGGGGTCCTGCCTCACGCCCTGGGCATCAACCCCACCCATCGAGGACATGCAGTAAAGCGCCGGCTGCGAAACCGGCGGGCGATCATCAAAGATTGGCGCCGTCTCCGGCATGGTCGCGAAGCGTGGCAAATGCGCCTTGGCGTAGTCCAAGGGCGTGGCAAACGTCCGAACGGAAGGACCGGCACCCGGCGCGCCTGAGCCGACAGCACCAGGTGATGCGGCTGCCGTAGCAACCGACTCAGCCTCCTGCATTCGCGTCTGCATGCGGTGCTTGAGGTAGAACATCATGACCACGACGAACACGACGCCGACGATCACCCAGCGCATCCACATCGGCATGCTGCGCTTGGTCGTGACCAGCGTAGTGGACGTGTAGTAGTCGAAGACGTATTTCGGCCTGATCCAATCCACAACGTCGGCACAGGGGCCACCAACCGCGCCCTGGTACGCATCCCAGCGCTTCAGCTTGGTCTTGCGCTTCCAGACTGAGTTCTGGCGGACGTGGACGTGGCTCTCATAGAGACCACGCAGGAAGGGGTCCAGCTGGAGCCCCTGCTGCGCCACCAAGATGAAGTCGAAACCACGGTGGCGGTGACGCGCCATGGCATCGACGTGAGGCGGGACCTTGGTGCCGGCATTGCGGTTGGGGAAGACGTTGTAGCACTCGTCCAGGAGCACCACGGAACCATCGGGCAACTGCTCCCATTGCGTCGGGTCGGCGAGCTGCCCCCAACCCGCCTTCTCATAATCAAAATCCTTGATGCCAGAGGCGTAGATCGAGCGCCCCTCCTTCTGGAACTTGAAGGCGAGGTCGATGGCATAGGCGGTTTTGCCGTGGCCGGGCTGGCCGGTGACCAGATACAGAGCCATATCAGGAAGCCTTGAACTTAGCCATGAAAACCTTCTGGCCGAGCGCGGCCGCATAGGCGGAAAGAATCAGGGTGATCGCCACGCCGATCCCGCTGGCCTCGAAATAGGCCATACCCACTGGACCCATCGACGGCAGCAACGCATTGATGAAGGACTTCATGGCCGGCAGCGCGACCTTATGGGTGAACATGCCAATCCCGAATGCCAACAGGATGCGGCCGACAATGCCAGGCAGGTATTGCCGTGCGGCCTGGAACAGAAGCGCCACCAGGGCGCCAAGAATCTGGGGCATATCAAACTCCGCGAGCGATGATGAAACAGGCAGCGGCTGCAGCAATGACGATCAACGACGCCCTGAGCCGTGAAATAAAAAGACACCACTCCGCGTTAGGCGCGCCGAACTCCAAGGCGTAGGCCTGCCCCACCGCACCGGAGCCACCGCCGCCAGCGAAGCCCATGCACATGCCACCACCGAAACCCGACTGGTCCAGGTCATCGGTGGAGAACTGCTTCTCACCAACGGTAGGGGTGTCGCCCGCGCCCTCCCCTGCACCGGGGTTCTGGTTCATGCCGTCCACTCTCGTCCAGGCGGGCTGGCCGTCATCGCCACCACCATCACCCTTGCCTGCGAGCTTCTCCATGGCGCAAGCGGTGCGCCACTGCATCAGTAGGCTGCTGTACTCCATGGCGTCGCATTTCTCACCAGTGCACAAAGGCACCGCGCTGCACGCGCCACCTGACACATTCCGGTTCTTCCTCGTGTTGCAGTCGATACGCCACTGGATGCGGGCTTGGCCGCACATGATCGGCGAGCCACTGCAAGCTGGCGGCGCGTTGCAGCTGTCACCGCCCGAGAAGGTCTCATCGGTGTTGCCTTCATCCTCGCCGGCATCGGGCTTCCCATCACCGTCCGCATCGCGCTTGCAGGTGCCGTCCTTGCCTCTGGCCTCGCCCGCAGCGCACTGCCCATCACCGGGCAAACAGCCACCCGACGGCGACTTGATATTTCCCGGCGGGCACTCATCGACGGGAGGCTTACAAACGCCACTGGCGTCCATGATCTTGCCCGGCTCACAGCCATCGGTGCAGATGCCGCTAACCGGGTCTTTGACCTGATTGCTGGCACACTCATCGAAAGGCGGTTGGCACATCGAAGTACCGAAATTCATGCCATAGCCGGCGCCAAACTTGGAACAATCACTGGGCAACACGCCGCAGTGTGAAGTGGTGCCGCCAACGAAGGTCTGGAAGTAACCGCCATCGGCTGACGGAGCGATTCTCGCCTCGCACCCATCGATGCACGCATACGACCCGCTGGGGATCATCTGCTTATAGTCAACGATCTTCTGTGGTCGAGAAGAACATGATTCTTGGCAGATGCCACGAAGCAAGTTGAATTCTTGGCCTGGTGAACATCCAGTCGTGTAATAAAACTGAGTTGTATAGCCGTAGGAATTTGTGGCGGTGCCGCAGCGAGGGTAACTCCTGAAGTATGCCGCCGGAGTGTCCGGATTAATCTCGATTAGAGGCTGATCCCAGCGAAGAAAAACTCGCTCCGAAGTGCCGGCGCAAAAACCAGTGCCATTCATGGCAGAGGCGTAGGCTTGGGGCTTGGTGCATTTGTCGGCCTGACTACCACAAGGAAGCGCGGCCTCAGCCGTATCCATAAAACACCAGACTATTGCGGAAACAAAAATCAGCGCTGACACGCGTCGCGCAAAGTGGGCTGCCAGCAATCTTGAGAGCCAGCGCATCACGAATCCAGCGCCAGCCACAGCGCACCCAGAAGCGCGATCATCACGAAATAACCTGCGTATGCCATAGCAATATCCGGATGTAGATCGGGCGCACCGACCGCACCCGCCGCAAGCGACGGTCACGGCCGGCACGCCCGATGGGTTAACGCGCCAGACGACGGCCGAGGTTGATCATGGCGATCACGGCACAAGCGCCCAGGATGATCGCGCCGCCAGCCCACAAGTCGGACTTGTCGATGCTGTCAGTGAGGGCGGTAGTGATCTCGCTGGCCGCGAACGCGGAGCCGCCCATGACGGCGGTGGCAGCGCCGGTGATCGCGGCAGCGACCTTGGCCGGGACGAAACGGGAAACGGACTTCTTCTTCATGCATGACCTCTTAGGTTTGTTCGGCAATGCGCCGTCCCTGCCTGATAAAGAAGCCGATGGCCCAGCAGCCGGCGATCAAGCCGCTCACTGCCAAGCCTTCGACCACGTCCAGCGGCGGGGGGAAACTGGACGCTGGGCCGTAGAAAGGGGCCGCACAGACGCCCGTGGTGGCGTCGTAGTCCGACGCTTTGCAGTAGGCAACAAGCACGGTCTCTTCCATGGCCGTGATCGTTTAAGCCGACGCCGAGGCGCGGGAACTGGCAGGGGTCGCCAGCGGCTCCAGGACAGCGAACTTGCTGAACGCATGCACCCCCTTGTTCACCGTCAGCATCTTTCCAGGGACCATGCGATAGCGGCCCGGCGCGAACGGAGCCTGCCCCTTGTCCAGGCGCACCTCATACGGGTACACGAAGCCCATCGTTTCCAGCTTCGCCGCCTGCTTGCGGGTGGTGTACTGCACGTCCTCGCCGGCGTCGTTCTTGAACGAACCGGAACGCTCATCAACCGAGCCGGGGAACACCTCGATGATGATTTCTTCATTCAGCGCCATGGCTGCTTTCCTCGTTATCGTCATCTGGGCAATCGAGTTCGGCCGACACGTGCGCCCAGTTGACACGCGCGGTCTTCGCCCACTTGGGAACCTTGTCCCGGCGTAGGGTTTCAATCAGCCGCAGCGCGTCGTCAGGCGACGGTGCAAGCCTGTAGATCTGATCGATGGATGCCCCGTACATCCGCTTTGCGTGGCGCCAGACCGACTTGAACGTGGCCTTGGTGGCTTCCTCAGTGACAGCCAGTCGCGCCATGCAGCTGGACACGAAATCGAGGCACTCGAAGGCGCCACGCATGTAGTCCAGCGGGCGCGTCAGCACGTCCAGGGAAATGCGCTTCTTGGTGCTGCTGCGGAATTGCAGCTCCCAGCGCACCCACGGGCTGTCCAGGTCGCCCAGCTGCTTGCCCTTCTCGTAGACGCGCAGCTGCTTTTCGCTCTTGCTCTGGCCGACGTAGAACGTGTCACCGTCGCCCGAGGTGATGAACTCCCGGCGCTTGGGGCGCTTGCGCTCGCCGCCGAAGCTGTAATCGAACTCGCCCACCTCGTACATGCAGCGCACCAGGTCAAGGTTGCGCACGCCGTCGAAGTCATCGAAGGCGGTATCCACGCGGGTCAGCTGCGCGCCGCATTGCTGGAGCTTCAGTGCGAGCCCTGCCCAGCGTTCCGGACCATCCCCGCTGGGGTCGCCGCGATGCTCAAACAGCGCGCACCCGAGGCCCGTCAGCTCGATGCGCAGCGTGGGGATGCCGCCCTTGCGCTGGGCCAGTTGGCCACCGACCTCGATGGAGCCGGCGAAGTCGCCCCACACGTTCGTCAGGATGAACTTGTACGCGTAGAACTGGCCCGGTCCGGCGTCCTTGCTCATCGTCAAGCCACAGCCCGCGAACAGGTGCTGGAACGCCGCCTGGGCGATGCTGGTGATGACCTGGTCTGCGGGCACGAACGGAACGCGCTCCGCCGTCACCAGCTCGCCGCCCTCCCCTGCTGTCGCCCTCTCCCTAGGCTTGGGCCCGAAGGCCCGCAGGTACGTAGCCAGGCCGTCGTAGGACACCAGGTCGCCCAGGTCGCCGCACACGTTCGGAGCTTTCGCCAGCCAGCCGGCAGCATCGAGCAAGTCCCACAGATCCACCGAGCCGGCGATCCAGTCGATCCCGGCCCACGTCCTTGACGTGGATTCCTCCGCCCTGCGGAGTTCCGCATCGACCGGACCACGGCGATCACGGCCACGGGCCAGTGCCTCGCGGCGTCGATCGCTGCTACCTGAACGTCTGACTCCCCTGTTAGCCGAGGGGAGTCCAGCTGGCCGGCCGCCGTCAGCCATGCGCCACTTCCTCGCCGTAGAAGGCCGATTCGTCGGCTGGCGACATCGCGGACAAGTCCAGGTAGCCCTCAGCATCGCGCAGGTGCGCGAAGCGCGACTCAGCGCCCAGGACGGCTGCTTCAACCTCAGCCCACGCCACCAGCTGCTTGGCGCGGGCGGCGCTGCACGCGCGGGCCTCACGCCAGTCCATGACCCACGCGAAGATGCCGGCGGCGCCGATGACCAGGAAAACGAGCGATACCACCACGAGAGCGGCGATCATGCCTGCACCTCGCCGTAGACCTTGGAGAGCTTGCGCTCAATCGCCGCATCGGCGAGAGCTACTAGGTCAAAACGACCTGCCTTGATCCAGCGTGCGCGGAAGCTGTAGAGCTTCGCCAGCGAGTAGCACGAGGCCATCCGCGTGGCCTCCATCAGGTTAATTGGGTAACGCATGACTTAAACCCCTGCCCCCTGCCCCGAAGGTGCCGCCCCGCCCTCTCCGTCGAGAGGGCC